CGGCGGCGCGGCTTGGGGAGCCACCGCCGCCGGCTGACCAGCCAGCACCCCCCCCACCACCAACAACTAAGTACTCAATATTATAAGAAGTACTTCTTCGTCTAAATGCTAGGGACATGTCCATTATTGTAAGGCTGTTATTTGTAGAATTGAGGTAGTTCCGTCATTACTAATTAAGCACTCAAACCTATTTGTATTAGTTGTGTCAAATGCGCCACCTAATTCAAGATCAAAACCAGAGGTTGTTATGGCTCCTGCGCTGGCATTGTTAGTATAGTAAAGTAGGAATACTCCCACCTCGGTTGGTGGGGCTAACGTATGAGCGCCTCCATTAGTAGCACTTTGTATTGCTCTAGTCGAGGGTTCTGGTGTGAATGTTCCTGAGGATTTAGTTCCCTGAGCAGATACCGTAATAGTATACCCAGCGGTTAGTGAGGCAGTAGTATCAGATACTAGATTATCAACGTCGTAGGCCTGTACATCTGAGCCGATAGCTAGTCCTAAAGAAGTTCTTGCCGTGGCTCCGGTTTCCGCTACCCAGTTAGTTCCATTACCGACAATAATATTACTATCAGTAACGGCGAGGCCGGAAATGTCCTCCAGTCCTGCGTCTTGGGTCTGTACGTCTGTGCCTATCGTTAGGCCTAAAGATGTCCTAGCTGTAGCCCCAGTCTCAACTACCCAGTTAGTTCCGTCGCCGACAATGATATTTGAATCTGTCGGGGTCAGGGCTGCTATATCGTCTAGTTGGGCGTCCCACGCCTGAATGTCTACCCCAACATTGGCCGCCTCAAACTTGTCATCATTTAAGTTATTGAGGTTATTGTCATGGTCTGTGGCTGTAAGTGGTGTGCCTTTACCCGCCCGTGTGACTATCGTACTCATAATTCGCTACACTCTATGTAAATATAATGTTGGAGTTCAAATACATCGGGTTCATAAATGCCCTCGCAGAGATATTCTTTCTCGGGTTCTGGTCTTGCGTCGGTGACGTTTTGATCGTCATAGCGAGACCTTACAAAGTCTTGGGGGTGGCGGGGCTCAAAGTCATATTTACAGACAACCTTATTATCCCATGTGATTCGCTTGTCTCTGGACTTGTATTTAAAACCACATACATCACAGATGAAATTATGCTCACCTGCGATATATGTTTTCTTATCCATTAGACCGATCTAGGATGCGTGACAACCACCTGTAACTCTGCGCCATCCGTATAGGAATTGACCACAACGCGCATAGCCCTGTTACCTGCCTTGGCTAGTGTGTCAACAAGCGTGGCCGTCTTTCCGGTGAAGTTGGTGTCATTCAACCAGAGAAAGTCACTTTGGTCGCTATACGCAAATGGGGCTACACCAGAATCGTCCTGTATATCACTAAGCGTGGTTTCAACATCGAAGTTAATCGTGCCTGTGACTGTTACCTGTACGACAGATGGTGTGTCTTGGTAAATATCCAGCGGGTAGGTTTTGCTTGAGAACTCATCCACCCAACCTATGTCGAACGTATCCGCGCCAATCGTGGCCGAGGGGGTTGCGCTTGTTAAGGTCAGGAAGTATTTAGCTGACTCTACCGTTGCGCTAGTTCCCGGCCCGGTAACGACTTCTGTTTGTGCCCGACCATCGGCGTCCGTGCCGACCAATGTTACGGTCTTTCCAGAGTGGTCAGTGACAGAATCGTTCCTGATTGATACCTGATGAGCAAGTGAATCGCCAGAGTCATTTGCGGTTAGTGTAAAAGTTGCACCTGTGACATTTGAAGCGAAGCCGGTCAAATTTGCGTTTGCCGGATCAAAATCGAATTGCTTAGGTCGCATATTGTATTCTCCAAAATATGCCCCGCCCATTGACGGGGGCTTATGTATTTACTATTCAAAAATTACGCGACTGATATTCTCATAATGTACGTCTAACGCTTCGGCAGCAGCGGCACCGGCCTCAATCCCAATATACGGAATCAAGTCAACATCATCGGTCATGGCAAGAGACTTGCCTGTGCCCTGGGCCACATTAACAATGTTAGTAATACCACCAGTATTATTAATGTTGTACTGGGTGCCATTAACAAAGATACTAATCTTCCTATTGGAATCAATAGATATTTTCAAATGGTACAGGGTATCAGCGGCTACCGTAATGGGGAGCGCACTAACATAATCAACATTGGCGACACTGTAAACAAAGTGCAGTAATGTGTAATCGTCGAATACTTCACTATTCGTTGTATCCGTCTGGAACTTGAAGAATGCTTGATTGGCATCGGTTGCTACTAACTGGTCGTTGGTTAGTTTAAGCCCGGCCCATACTTTCTGGTTATCAATCGCATTGGTAGAAATTGCACATTCCCACTCAACCTGATTTTCCGTTCCCCATAAGAAACTGGCCCAACCGCTTTGGTTAGTGTCCAGATGTGGGGCAATTATTGCCTGATCTTGATCTGCCCCGGCGGTAGTAATCGTGACCCCGCCGCGAGTCGTGTCAAAGGTAGACAATGCTGTAGTCATGTTCGTGCCGAGCACTTCAAAGTCTCGGTTAGCAATGGTGCGGGCAATCAATGCGGCAGAGGATGTGGCACCTGTCGCGTCAATGACGGCGTTTAATGCGGGTAGTTTCTGGAAGGATTCTCGTAGAACCACTTTCCGCGCATCCACCCCATCGAGGGCTGTTACGTCCTGCACGCCTTGTGCGGTCTTATTTACTAGCTTGAATCCGTTTTGTGAGCGAACTGGCCCACTAAAAGTTGTGTTACCCATTGTATTTCTCCTAAGTGATTGCGGCAGCAGGAGTAGCCAGAGGGTTTCTCCACCGCAAAAGAAAGGGGGCTTTCGCCCCCTTAGTATTAAGCGCCCGGTGTACCGTAAAGGGAGCGCGGATCTGTCCAGCCGAAGCTGTAGCGTTCCGTGGCCTTTGCGAGAGCGTTTTCAGTGTTGAAGTCATTATCCTTGGTGAACTCAATGCCACGACGCATGTAGTGCTTGAGGCCATTCGGGCAGTTGGTTTTTACAAACCAGGCGTCTGCGTCCGACAGGTAATGATTCATCTTGATTCCGCCCGGAAGGGCGTTGGTGACTTTCAATGCGTTGACCGCGTTGTTGGCTGTATCGTTTTGCAATACAGACTTCATAATACGGTGCGCGTTGTAGAACTCCTGACGAGGTACAATCAAACAATCACCCATCAACTGAATCTTCAAACCCTTGGGGCCAGTAGCGCCCATGATCTGAATCATCATGTCTTCGAGTGAGGTTTCATTCAAGTCCGAGGCTGTTGCCAGCTCGTTTGAATAAGTACCACCGATAGAGTCTGGATGGTCAGTAGCACAAAGCTCCGTACCATCACCGCCAGCATAATTAGAGTCGAAGGCGCGGTTATAGATATTTGCACCGATGTTCTCTTTTGTCTGACGCATTGAATAGGCGAGAGCCTGAACGCGGGTCTTAGAGACCTTTTCGTACAGGTTATCTTCCATTTCTTCACGAGTGACAATATAACCCAGTCCATACGTTACATTCGTATAGCGGGTGACATAGCCCTGAGTCTCGGAATCATAGGAGATACTTCCACCTTGATCTTTAACAGGCGCAAGACCGAAGCCGGTTGCCTGTACATCTTCTTCGTAGTTTTGTGTGGAGCTATCCATATCGAAGAGGTCTTTATACTCTTCTGGATGCTCATTATAGAAACGACCCCACCACGCTTTGACTCCCGGCCATAGCGCTTTAGGGTGATTACCAGTTGTAATAACAGCCATTGGTTAATCCTCCTTAAATGCCGGTTAAGTAACGCTGCGTATGCAGGTTGACTGATACTTCCCAAACTGCGTAAGCGCCGATGGCATTGTCTGGGCGTTGAGCCAGACGATGAATACGAAGCTGTAGCGTATTGGTTGTGTCAACAGTCGTGCTATCCAGTTCCACACCAGAAATACCAGAAGCGGTATCAACTGCATTGGTGAAGATAAGATCGGCATTAGCACTCGCTGACGTTGCCGCCAATGGAGTAGTGTCGCCGTCTTCCTGAATCTCGAAGATCAGGTCTGGGTCGTCTGCAACATACGCAACACGCTCTGTCGAAGCAGGGTTGTACTGTTGTGAAAGGTTGTCGCGGTTAGGCTCGAATCCAACAATCACACCCGTAATATAGTTACCACCAGCGGCGGTAGCTTTATTGATTTCAGGTAGACTGCCGGGCACCCAATCAACATATTGAGCGGTGTTAGTCGTGCCGGTTACAACAACCGGATCGCCTACTCCCAATGCCGTGCCGTAAGACGCCGGAATGTAGTAGGCCCGTGCTGCCCCGTTATAAGGCGCTCCATTGGAGTGCTTTACGGGTTTTAAGCCAAAAGGCGCATCTGTGTTTGCCATTTTGTTAAAAGCTCCTAATTAT